ATGAACACCGAACGCATGAACATCTGGCCGCCGGTCGAAGCAAACACCAGCTCCTGCCCGTTCGTCGTCGGGTTATAAACCGCGAACGTATCGGCAGAAATCAGGAAGTTTGAGGCCCCTGTGCCGTCAATGCCCAGCTGGATACCCGCGATGCGTTTAACACCGTTCGCCTCCACCTGGACTTTTACGCCCCACTGCGCGCTCAGCTTACCGTTGATATCAGCAACTGCCTCGCTGGTTGTCTGCACTGCTGCGTTGGTATCGCCAATTTCAGCCTTTACCTCCTGAATGCTGCTAGCCGTGGCGCTCTTCAGGTCTGCTGCAGCTTTGTCGATGCGCGTAATGGCGGCGGCGTTGGTCTGGCCGTTTTGCTCAACCGTGGACTTAAGCGTCGTGACCTGTTCGGCTACAGCGCTTGTGGCATCCGCGGCGGTCTTCCGGGTCTCGGTGATCTCGGCCATCGTTTTCGTTTCGCCAACGGCAAACGTGACGCGCTGATCCGAAAATGCAAAGAAGTTGGCAATGGCGTTGCTGACGCTGCCGACAATACCGGCGTCGCGGCTGGCCGTGTTACCGTCCACATCCACTTTCAGGCTGTCGATACGACGCCCCAGCGCGCTGTCTGCATCCGTGCGGGCCGTGGTTTCCGTGCTGATGTCCGCCGTGTTCTGGTCGGTTGTGGCTTTAACCGCAGCCAGCGCGGTAGTCTGCGCCTTGTTGTTATCAGCGACGGCTTTATCGATGCGCGTGATATCGCCGGTATTTTTCCCGACGGTGGTCTGCAGGCCAGACAGCGTAGTAGCCTGCGCCTCCTGCTCAGTCGTCAGCGTTGCCAGTTCCTGCGTCACGCTGGCTTTGTTGGCGTTAACGGTCGATTCCAGCGCCGTCCGGGCTGTCACCTCCGCTTCCTGCGCCGTGATGCGCGCCTGGCGTTCGGTGAAGAGCAAGCCCGAGGCCAGCTTCGACGGATCATCACCGGTATAACCGCCCCGGATCTGCGTAGCCAGCGTTTCTCGCGCTGTGGCTTCCGCCTGGTCGCCAGCGACACGGGCTGTCGTTTCCTGCTGCAGCGCCGCCATACCCGCGCCGGGCGTAGGCCGTCCGAGCGCCACCCAGTCAATCAGAAAGTAATTCGTCGCATCCTGCTTAGTGGACAGATCCAGCCTGAACTGATTCATCGTGGTTTCAGTCAGCCAGGGGATATTGTCGAACTCAAGCGTGGCGATCCCGTTCGCGTCATAAGCAGGCTCAGCGACGGTGACCATGTTGGTGTCGTTAAAGCCACCGGTACCCCGCCACCGCAGTTGCCCCGCCCAGCCCGGCGCCCCGAACTTCCTGATGCGCAGTTTAACGAAGCGATAGGACGACGAGTTAATACCCAGTGAACCGGGAGACTGCACCCATGGATCGGTGGCATGGTTCGACGGGCGGATCCACCCGTCAACAATCGTCGGGGTCCCGTTCCCGGACCAGCCCTCTACCGTCGAATCGAAGTACCAGATTTTGGCCGGGTCGAACTGCGAGCCAGTACCGGCAGAAATTTGCCCAATCTGCTGCGCCAGTGACTCGGTGGTGGTCTGGATCGTCTGATTGACGTTGCTGATATCCGCAACGCGCTCGTTCTTCTCGGTCAGTAGCGCCTGGCCGCGGGCCGCTGCCTCGTCGGCGATGGCTTTCTGACGGTCCGTGATCTCCTTCGCCAGGCCCGCTTTGGTCGCCGCCGACTCAGTTGAGACTTTGCTGATGTCGTCGCGTGCTGACTGAATATCGTCACTGAGATCGGCTATTTCCTTAACGACGTTTTTGAAAGTTTCAGTTTGTTGAATCTGGTTGTCGATATCTACCAGGTAATCAGCTGCAACCGAGCTGCTGCTGCCCTGGATGAAGTCAGTCCAGGCCGACTGGTTACCGGTACGGTCGATAAGGCGCGCGCGGTACCAGAATCCCACCCCGGCTTTCAGGCCCAGCTGCTGATACATGTGTTGTGGATAAGGCACATCCGTAAGCAACATCGCATTCGTGCCAGCTGCATCCGTGGAATACTGAATCTCCGTCTGCAGGGTATCCGCTGTATTTGCAGGAAAATCCCAGTCCAGCTGTACACCCCAGAGTAATGGCGTGGTCCGAAAGTTAACGGGTACCGGTGGCGCTCCTGTTTTACCTGTTAATGTGACTTCCAGCGATGTGGCCCAGCTCGAGGAAATCTCAGCTGCATTGATGGCCCGGACGCGCACCAGATAGCGACCGGCATAAATGGCAGCCACCTCAAACGAGGTGGTGGAACTGCGCGGTACGTTTACCCAGTTTCCGTCATTGCGGCGCCACTGAGCCTCATAGGCAATAGCGTTCGGTGCCGGGTCCCAGCTGGCGCGCATGGTTTCGATGCTGATGCCCTGATTCACCATCGAGTAGGAGCTGATAATTATATTTCCCGGCGCGAACTGATTGCCGGGAGGGATCACGCTTACCGGACGCTGGTCAATGATGGCACCAGTATCGATGCGGGCATACTTATCCGGATCGTGAGCCGCGCCGGTAACAGTAAACGTTCCGTCGTTATTGTCGCTGATGCTGACCACCCGGTACTGCTGGGCATACAGCTCGTCGGATTCCGCCACCCAGACGCTTTCAGCCTGCGGCGTTTCGCTGTAGGCGGTGCTGACCGTTACTGCTTTTCCGTTCACAGCCTGAATTGTACGGGCCTGCGATGCGCCTGATGGAAGGTTGAGAATCAGGCGGTGACCTGCCTTTGCATCCGGAGCGCGGTCCAGCGTGATCACCCGTCCATTTACTGAACTGATGCGTCCCCCGGTAACCTTACCGGACAGCATTTCATCGGCCACGGCGATGATGTAACCGGGTTGAGGAATGTTGCCATCCAGACCGACATCAAACGATACGACACGATCCTTGTTGTTGGTGAGAATGCCCCAGCGGCCTTTGCGGTTCGCCTCAGACTGGCGGGTGCAGCCGATGGCCGTCATTTCCAGCTGATTGAATCCGTAACGCGCCACCAGGGCCTGCTCAAATACCGGCTCCATCGCATCAGCATAGGCGTTTGAGGGATCGGACCAGGATACGAGCGCTGTGGTATAGCGCGTTTTTGTCGTACTGCTTGAGTAGGTAAATCGGCCATCAACTACGTTAGCGCGGGTATAGCTGTAATCCACATCCCGCGGCATATCCGCCAGGGCAACAATCTGATCACCGCCCCAGTAAGTCATGCCCCGGAATATGGCTGCAAAATCACGGAGAACGGTGTAGGCGTCGTTCCGGTCCTGTATGTACACGTTGCAGATGTAGCGCGGCTCGGTCCCGCTGCCGCCCTTACCGTCCTGCACCAGCTGATCGCAATACTGGGCCACCTGATATAGCGTCCATTTGTCGATGTTCGCCGAGGTGAGACGGTGACCCAGGCCGAACCGGTCAGAAACCACCAGGTCGTAAAAGATCCACGCCGGGTTGTCAGTCCATGCCCACTTAAACGCACCGGTCCAGGTGCCGGTATAGGTGCGGGTTTCCGGGTTGTAGGTGTCAGGTACGCGGATCACACGCCCGCGCGGCTCGCAGGATATCTGCGGGATAGAACCGTTAAACTGGCTTGAGTCGAATTCGATGTAAAGCAGCGCGGTGTTCGGGTAGCGCAGCTTGGCGTCAATCACCTCGGTGAAGCTCTGTAGCGTCATCGTGTCGCCGATCTTCGCGCTGTTTGCATCAGCGGTAAGCTTGCGCAGCCGAATAGTCCAGGTTTTGCCCGCCTGCGGGAGATCGATACGGTGACTGCGCTCATAACCGGATGTTGTTTTCCCGGTCACGCTGGTATTCAGCACCGTCTGCCAGGTGCCGCCATCGGTCTGCAGGTCAATCGCATAGTTAATCGAGTACCCGACCAGATCGCCGTCGTTCTCCTGTTTGAACAGTGAGGGCCATTTCAGGCGCAAACGAACCGCTGAGAGCTGGGTATTAGTAAACGTGCGCGTCCAGGCGGTGGCGCTTGATACTTCGGTCCCCACGCTGATTTCGTTTTCAGTACCGGGTATGCCCTGAATGTATTTTTGCGCCTGGGTACCAGGACGAAACTCCCACGTCACGCCGCTAAAGTTTTGCGAACCGTCGGCGTTCTCCAGCGGTGTACCATCCAGATAAATATTTTTGCCGGTGAGCTGGCCGGAAAACTCCCCTTCCCCCAGCGCTATCAGGATTTTGGCCTTTGCTACGGACTGGAGATCGTCTGGCTGCTCGGTGGGAGTACGGGAACTGGAGCCGCCACCTTTGCGGCCCCGGATAGCGGTTGCGTTTGCCATATTACGCCCATAAAAAAAGCCACGCTGAGGTGGCCTGAATGAAAGGTTTATTTTTACTGCTGATCTTCGACATATATGCCTGCGGAAATAATCGCCCCGCCGATACGCCGTTTGCCGTATAAGAGTGGCACCGGGTAACCCTGAGCAGCGGTGTTAGTTACGCCTCCAAACGCATAAGAGGCCCGGTTATCGGCGTCCTGTTTGCTGGCTAAACCTGTAGGCTGAGGAGATAGCATTTGGACAACTCCACCCAGCATCATGGCTCCGCCCATCCACGCTACTTTTACCCCCCAAGCCTGCCCGAAACCAACTGTAGCGATTACACCAACAGCAACTAACACAGCACCTAAAATCGTCTGAAGTATTCCTGCTTTTTTACTCCCGATAATTATCGGTACGATCCTGATCACTTCACCTGTTACGGGGAAACCTAGGTCATCTACTCCTATATTTTTCTTTCCTTTAAAAACAGCAAATGTCAAACCTCGACGTTTACTGTTTATCATATAGCTTTCATACCCCGGAATGGTTTTGGCAAGAGCTGTTCCAGCTTCAGATATTTTACTAATAAGGCGATGATGGGTCTTTCCAAAAATCTTACCTGGCTCACCGCTGAGCTCTATCTGAATCATTTCTTCTTTCATTTTAACCTCATAAAAAAACCGCCTACTCGGCGGCTTATTTACTTTATGGTGGAGGGGAGTATATCTATGTTGGCATCCTGATCCATAAATATACGGAAAACCATATGGTCATTGTTATTTATCGTAAAGGCTCTTTCTTTTCTCACCGGCCCACTACAGAGACCAGCCCCATTAAAACCAGCACCAAGTATAATTTGACCAGGTGAAACATAAGGTGTGACCTTTTCTGCGCGATTAAGATTAGCAATTTGCTCACCATTAATATAAACAGTAATCTCGCAGGCAACCCCTATGACTCCCTTATCCCTGATAATGGTAATTGGTAGAAAACCTTCCTTTTTTTGATATTTTATTGCTGGCGGAACTGGTTTAGCATCTTTTGGAGATACTGGCTCAGTAGAGCACCCGAATAGACCAACAACCAATAGAGAGATGAAAACTTTTTTCATATGCTATTCCCTTAAATAATTTCAGAAAGATTAGCACAGAGATTTGTAGCGTAGAACCTTCATCGTTCTGTCCTGCCAGTATCCACCATACGGTACTCGCTGGCTCAGGTGTCCATACAAATGGTGCAATAGCATATTACCTTCCAGCAGGATGCCGGCGTGGTTCCACTTGTCAGCCTGCACCTGCATGATCACCATATCACCAGGCTGCGGCGGGCCGTCAAATTCACGGAAACCGCATTCGTACCAGCAGTCCTGATAGAAATTGTCAGGATATTCATTTTCCCACCACGGATAATCAACCCGGTAATCGTGCAATTCAATTCCGTGGGTCTGCCGGAAGTAGCTCATCACCAGCCCCCAGCAATCGTACACGCCCAGGACGAAAGGCCGCTCGATGAGGGGGATCTCTCCCCGCGGTAAGATGGTACGTAAGTCACCTTCCGGCCAGCTGACGATGTGCCAGGGTAGCCCGTTGAGGTCACACTGTGCCTTATCCGTTTCGCTAGGCTGGGTGGTTGCATCGGGGTGGCTGTGAACGATGGCGGTCACCGGTCCCCATTCTTCGGCGGCGGCATAGTCTTCCGGGCAAAGGACAAAATTGTCCTCCGGGTTCGTGGCCAGATTACGGCAGGGAAAATATCGCTCTACCCGGCTCTTCTGCGCTACCACGCCGCAGCACTCGCGCGGATACTCCTGCGCAGCGTGTGCCATGATGGCCGTGACGATCTTTTTACGCATGTTAACTCCTGATCAATGACGTACCCGGGAACCCGCCGAAGGAGAGCTCGTTATTTTCCCCGAACCGGAGCTTGCAGGCGGACAGAGTGCCATTGCATTCGTCCAGAGATGGATCACTGACCGGTTTATTGTTTTTGTCGAAATAGCGGGTGCCAGCGTAATCACAACCATCTCCGGTACGGTATTTGTTACGAATGCACCAGGTGCACAGAGAATGGAGTTGCCGCGTCGGTATCATCAACCCCTGCAGATCCATCGGGCTGGAAAGCGTGAACTCAATCACCTCGTTGGTTTCACTGCTCTTTGCATCAATATAGAAAACCTTCAGCTTTTCCTGCGTCGGATCGGCCGTCGGGTTGCCGCCAGTGAAGTTTTTCGCGTCAAGATATTTACCCAGAGTGTCATGGATAGTCACCTTCGCCTGCAGCATATCGTCATAGGCCAGACACAGCGCCGTGATTGAACCGTCGAGGTTAGCTACCGATAATTTCGGTTGAGCGCTGCTCCCACTGGTGGAAGCCTCGATCCCCTCAATCTGACAGGGCCACGCTTTATATTCCTGCCCCTGCCACCAGATGCTTTTGGCAGGTAGTTTCGATTCATCACCACCAGCCGTCACAATCTCTGCTTCAGTATGCGGAACGTTGTAGCTGTGGAAACGCAGCACTTCTCCGGTACCGAACGCCGTGCCATCTACAGAAAAAAGCCGGACCTCATTGCCTGGCTCAAGTTTCTGGTAATCACTGTTTAAGCTCATGGTTTATAAGCCTGCTCAAAAGTTGCGGAAAGGTTGAAGAGTCCGGCGCCCAGCGAAGTCGGAGTGTAGGTGTCACAACGATATAACCCGATTGGCTCAAGTGGCGGGTGCCACTGAAATGCTTTCACACCCTGATGGCGATCAAGAAAGGCTTTAATCGCCGCGATGTACGCTTCGGTACCGGTGAACTGAAGATTCCACTTTTGCGACCGGGGATTAATCCCGTCCCCGGACACCTGCTGGTACCCATCACCAAATTGCGCGGTACGACGGCGAAAATTCACCTCCTGTTCCGCATTGATTCGTGGACACCAGCTGAACGTTTCAAGAGCCATCAGCGACCTCCTTTTGCCAGATTCCAGAGCGCGCCACCCGGGGACATATCACGCCCAATCAGCTCGCGGTAACGTCGATCGACAAAGTTGCCCACTTCACGCCCGAACTGCTCATAACCCCCACTCGCCTGGGTCTGGGTATTGCCGTTGCCATCGATATGGATATTGACCTGCGGCGCACCGCCGCCGGCAGGTGTTACGCCGCCATTTCTCACAGCACGTACGCCCAGCGACCCATCAGCAGCGCGGGTCAGCGGCATGATCGCCTCCGGCCCCGCCTCTCCCATGACGCCAGCTCCTTTTGCAAAGGCGAAGAATGTCGGTGTATCGACAATGCTGTTGCTGAATGCACTGAGCGAAGGTGAGTCGTAAACTCCGCCTTTAGCGTTGAAAGTGAAGTTCGCACCGGCATTCTGAATAGCTGCGCCACTGCTGGCAGTTACCGCAGAAGAAGCACCGAAACTGAATAGGGATCCGATAGAACTGGCCGCATTCGCCACCATCATATTTACAAGGACGTTCTGGATTATCTTAAGAACACTGACGCCCCAATCCTTCCAGCTGTCAACGTTGCCGTTAAGCATATCGGTGATCGTGGTGACCGCACCCCCCATTGCCTGCCTCATGCCGTCAGCGGCCATAGAGGAATAATCTGTCGCCTCATCTACCCAGTTTGCATAACCTTCGGACATGCCTGTCATCCAGTCGTCACGCTGCGCATCTGAAGCTGCGAAATATCCATTTTGGTCACGCAGGCGTTCTTCAAGATAGCGCTTATTAAGTGTCAGGCCCTGCTGATAGAAGGTCTCATCGATTTCACCAGCCTGACGCTGGCGGAGAAGATCGGTATTCTTCTGCTCGAACTCCTTGCGCAGATTGAACTGCTCCTGAAGTCTTTCACGGAATCGGCTGCCCTGCCCGTAACCCAGCAGTTGCGCTTCATTGGCGGCGCGGGCGCTGGCGTTGCTGTCGGCAAGATTCGCTTCGTAGTTGCGGAGCTGCTCGCGTAATTTAACTTGATCGATAAGTGCGGCATTGCGCATCAGATCGGCTTTCTGCGCCTGGCTTAACGTTGCCAGCTCACCCTGGGTTACCTGATATTTGGTTTTAGCGAGCTCCGTACTCTGGCCAGCAAGCGCGAGCTGTTCCTGCTGTTGGCTGATGAGGCGCTTATAGGACTCCTCCAGCTTCTCAGATGCTTTTTGCTCGTCAGATTTGGGTGTTTTTTTCTGGGGTTTGCTGGCCTCGTTATTGCGCCATTCCGCAAGACCGTTATTAATCAACTCCTGACGGGCAGTCTGGAATTGCGGGTCACTGGTTAAACCCAGATCGTCTGCGGCATAACTCAGCCGTAAGCGCTCCTTAGCCTCACCCTTCAGTCGTGACAGCTCCAGATCCCGGCGACTCTTTTCAAGAGCGTCGGTTTGCTTTTTATCGAGATCTGCCTGAGGAAGCCTTACTGGAACGTTCGCCAGCCCCTGACGGGCCATAAGAAGTTGATTACCCAGCCCCAGCAAACGGTTAAATTCGTCATGCTGCCCATTCATCAGCAGGAGAGATTGATAAGCCCGGTTTTGATTGGCCGCCTCTTCTCGGATGAGTGCCACCCGTCGATGCTCAAGCCCCTCAAGAACCTGCTGAATAGAAGCGGATTTTTCCTGCATCTGAGCAAGCCTTTCTTGCTCAACAGATAACTGCTCTGTAGCCGTAGCCAGCCCACGAGTCACAGTATCCAAAGATGTCAGGTGGTTAATCATGAAACCACCGCTGGTAGTCGGACCAGGGTTACTGATCACTGACTGATAACCAGCTATCTCCTCTTTCAGGCTTTCAATCTTGCTTTTTTGTTCATCAATCAGCCTGTTCTGTTCATTCAGAGCGGCACGAGTTTTCTCTGCATTATCTGAAGCTTCAGGCAGAGTCATTGCCCTCGACTTTTTACTAACTTCATCGATCGTACTGGCATATTCCTGAGCAGAACGGCGAGCCTGCTCCTGATTTTGATACACCGCATACCAGGCGCCAGCTCCAAGCATCACTAATCCCGGCACGCCACCAATGAGCCCGAGGGCACCGCTTAAAAGGCGGGTGCCAACAGATGTGACGCTATTGAGATTGCTTTGGGTAGTTACACGGTTTGCAAGGTTCCGGTCTCTGGCGGCCTCAGCAGAAGCCAGGCGTCTTTCAGCGATAGCCTGCGCATCGGCATTTTTAGCTGCCACCAGCCCTGCCTGCGCACGCTCAAGCGCTGTTCTGGCTCTTACTTTCTCTGTGGCAGAACCGCTGGTTAAAGCGGTCGTCAGCCTGGCCTGGGCTGCAGTAACTTTTGCTTCTGCCGCAGCAATCTTCTCTTGCTGAGCAGCCTGAACATCTGCGCCACGCGATCTCTGTACAGCTTGCTGAGCCCTATAAACTTCTGCCCTTGAGGCTGCAACGGCAGACTGTGCAGCCTTATCCTGTGCAACTGCAAGAGCAACCTCTGACTTAGCCGCAGAAATTAGCGCGCCGGTTGCGCTCGTGGCGCTAGTTGCCACTCCACTGAGATATCTTGCCAGCCCAACGCCAACAAGCGCTCCAGCAACTGTTGTTATCGTAGACATATTGTCGGCAACGTCACTCAGTGCGCCACTTACTGCCGATGAGGTAAATGAATCAAGCGTCTGGGCAACTCCGTCCAGGCCACCAGAGAGCGCATCGGTAGCACCAGTAGCCTGGTTGACACCTCCAACCCATGCCATGAACGAGTTGGTGACTTTTTGCAGGGATCCGGAAACTGTTTGCGGCATGCTGGCAAACTCACCCTGTAATGAGCCCAACTGGCTCATTAATGCAGGAACAACCTTATCAATCGTAAGTTGCCCCTGGTCAGCCATGCTCTTCAGGTCTTTGCGGGCCACGCCCATTCCGGCGGCAAGTGCGCGGATGACGCGATCACCTGCTTCGTTAACGGCGTTAAATTCTTCACCGCGAAGAACGCCCTGCGCCAGAGCCTGGCTGAATTGGGTGATAACAGAACTCGCTTCCTGAGTATTAGCCCCCGAAAGTTTGAGGCCGGTAGAAACAGCTTCGGTAATTTTCAGAACTTCGTCAGAGCTATACCCATATTCACGCATTGAAGCAGCTGCGCGTGAAAAAAGGTTTGCGTTGTCGGAAAATGCCGTGCCAGTTCTTTGGCTGATTTCCATTAACTGGCGCTGAGATGCAGCAAAATCATCAGCAGAGGATGATGCCTGCTTAAGACGAGCGTTTACAGAATTCCACTCGTCGGCAATCTGGATAATCTTGCCAGTAGCAAATGCTGCCGTAGCGGTAGCAGCGGCTCTTCCTGCCGAAGCAAATCCATCTGTTAAATCAGATAAAGCTTTCTCGCTCTCTTTTGCTGCAGCTGTAGCCTGTCTGCTACCGCTTTGCATAGTGCGGTAGTAGTCTTGCCCCATGCGCGAAGCACGAGCTATTTCAGTCTGGAATGACTGTGAGTTAGCTGAAATTTTAATTATCAGTTCGCGCAGAGTAGCCATATTTCACCCAATAAAAAACCCGCCAAAGCGGGTTTATGTTTTCACTGTTAACTATTGTGAATTATGCAAAAGTTCTCAGGAGCGCGAGGTTAAACAAATAAAGCGCCTCACACCAATAATGTCTATTAACCCGCAAGTCCCGCAAAGAACCCCTCCAGCCCGGCGCCTTCCTCTTCCTGTTCCTCAGCGCTCCACTGAAGGATCACATCATCCATGCTGACCTTGGCACCCTGCGAGTTAAGCACGGCAGCGGAAATCTGCGCCGCCTGAATATCGCCGCGCCGATCGCTAATTGGATTGATTCGGTCAAATTCGATCCACATGCGCAACTCCCTGGCCGTCAGGGTTTGCTTCAGTTCATGCAGAGTGCGCCCCAGACGGAGCGCCAGCGTCATCAGGAAGAACGTGCCGGGCTGGCTTACAGCTTTTCCACCTCGGCCGCCGAAGTGGTCAGGTCGAGCGCCTGCTTGAGAAGACGGGAATGCACCGGGCCGTAAAACTGCTCGACCTGCGGCTTATCCTCTTCGCTGAAGACCTGCGTGCCATCTTCTTCCAGTAGCACATCAATAAACAGCACCACATCAGCGCTCTTGTTGCGCAGCGCACGTTCTGCCGCCGTCAGATTTTCTGGCTCGCTTTCTCCCTGCATTGGATTAAGCACCTGCTGCCATTCAAGCCAGGCCTGCGCTGATGGCTCACGCAGTTTTACCCTGGCGTTTTCCCACTCCGGAACGGTGACGGTTTTGGTACGGAAGCCTGCCATCGGCGCCAGCGCAAGCGAGCGAAGTGAATTCTGTGAAATCTTATTGTCCATTTCATTGTTCTCGGTTCGATTTCAGGAAAAGCGGCTTTCGCCGCTGTTATCAGCCTGCAGAGGGTGCAGGCACGATCGGGACGGGTTTGCCTTTGATGCGCAGCGTAAACGATGCGGTCACCACCCCTGCGGTGCCCAGACTCCAGCTGTTCTGCCGCACCTCAGCCAGAAACGCGTAACCGTTTCCGGACGGGAAGATCACCTGAAACGCGTGCAGCGCGTCAGTGTCGTAAGCGGCGCGTAGTGTGTTCTGCCCCTCTTCATCAGCAGACCAGTTACCGGAAACCGTCATTTCACCTGGCGCGGCCAGGCCATTGGTCATCTCCTGCTCGGTAGAACAAAGCGTGGTAGTGTCGATGTCTGACTTCTGCCCGCCGGTGTAGCTAAGTTCTTTGGTTGAGCAGTTGATGGATTGCCAGGTGGCACCGGTTGGGTTTGGTTCGGTTGCAGGATTTTCCGAAATATTAATTTTCGTACCCTGTGTTTTTTCATACTTAGAGGACATGGAGATCTCCGGATGTAAAAAAGCCGCCAGGAGGCGGCAGAGTTAATATGAAGTATGGCGTTATTGCCAGATCTGAACTTCAAGCGTTGCCCGGTAAAGTCCGGTGTCAGGCTCGTAGCCGTTGATCTCGTTCAGTCCGACAGGATGCAGATCGGCCAGAGCAGCTTTAGCCTGATCACGCAGCTCCCGGGCGTCATCAATTGACGAGGCCCAGGCATCGATCTGAACCGTGCAGGCTGTCTCCGCCGGGCCGGAAAATACATCTTCACTGGCTGCGGAAGGCAACAGGTAGATCACCCATGGTGCAGAGGTTCCCTGTGGCGCCACGTACGGAAAGACGTTACCGCCTGCCAGCACGCTGAGGCGTGGATAGATATCGGCTTCGGTCATTTCGACAGTACCTCATCGATAGCCTGATTCATGCGAGCCAGCGCCGCCTGCGTGGCTTCTTCCTGCCGGGTGTCAAACGCAGGACGAACAAAGGGGTGCGCTGGCATATTCGATGTACCGAGCTCAACGAAGCGCCAGTAAAAAGCGTTGCGCGGATTGCTGGCCTTCATTTTGTTGTCGCTGTTGCCGGTGTCCGGGTTAACGCCCCGGATATGCACGCCGGAAGCGATTTCGCCGCGGCGGCGACCCTTTTGGGTCACCACCACCACGTTTTTTTTCAGTTTCCCGGTAAGGACGGGCGCACGATCTTCTACCTCCTGTCGCAGAACTTCTGCACCAGCACGTGTGGCATCGCGCAGAACCTTATTATTTTCAGCCCTGCTGAGCGTCTCCAGATCCTTCGCGATATCGGCCAGACCGGAAAAATCAAGACTCGTTGAAATCACTGTTTCACCCCCTTCTCGCAAAGCAATTCGAGCCTGGTGCCGTTCTCTGCTGAGATAGCCGACTTGATGTCATATATCTCACCGCCTCCGGTTGGCGGCAGATGAACGGCTCGCCATCCCGTGGTTACGGGAATGCCTGGATAACGACGCATCCATATCCGGGTTGTGGTGCTGCTCAACTCTGCGCCGCCGTCCATCATCTCCCGGCCCGATACATCCGCGACTTCTGCGCGAAACGAAGCAACATCCACCCAGCCGGTTGCAGGCTGTCCGGACGGTAGTCGCCCGGTTGCGGGTTTCTGAAGGGTTACCCTGTGCCGCAGACGTCCCGCTTTCATAGGCCATAAATCCGGTAGGGTTGAAGGAGTGCTTCAGTAGAGAAGGCCAGCGCAGATGTCGTGCTGCCGGTGCTGACCGTTTCACGGTTGGTGTACCAGTGGGCAATCAGCATAAGCATAGCCATTTCGATATCTTCGCCATAAAGCAGCGCGTCGGGATCGGCCATATAAAGTGGATCATCAGCCTTTTCATAAAGACGTCGGCGGGTCCATTTTTCAACGTAGCGTTCCGCGGCTTTTATGCCCGTATCGATCCAGGCATCGTCTTCCGTAAAATCCTGCTCAATGTTGCAGTGGCGCTTAACCTGCTCTTTGGTCAGCATGCGCGCCCCTTACTTGCCTTTACCCTTGCCTTTCGGCTCAGGATCTTTTTCCGGATCCGGCTTTCTGGCGCCGGGCTCTTCGGCGTAACCGCGGTTTACAAGCTCGCGGCCGTGCTGCTCCAGCGTTTCGAACTCAGTACCTTCGGTAAGCACGTTGCCTTCAAAGTAGATGGGCTTGATAGCGATCAGCTTCATGGCTGTCTCCTTTAAGGAAAAAGAAAAGCGGCCCGCAGGCCGCCATTAAGGTTTACGCACCGCCACCAGCAGCAGGCGCAGTGAAGGATCCGTAGATGAACGCTTCCGGCCGTTTCACGGCCAGCGCCAGACGCTCTTCGCAACGAATCGAGATCATGTTTTTCTCGAAGTCGTCGGCGTTCTCAGTGGAGATCACAACGTTAGCATCCTCACGGTCGAACAGCTGGGCCGCGGCGTTAAACGCACCAGTCAGGAACTTGCCCTGGAATGCTGCTGCTTCGGTCGCCACCACCGGCAGGCCCCACAGGGTTGGCCCGGTCAGGGCCGCCGGATTTGCCAGGATATAGCGACCCAGCGTGTCCTTGGTGAGTTCAATCTTCGCCCAGTCGATGAAGTGCAGGACGTGGCCGGAAGCCGGGAAGCGCGCCAGCTGCGCCTGCAGCATTGCGAGGCGGAGATCATCGATGCCGTTCTGCTGCTCAACGGTAAAGGCAGCGTCATAAGCAGATGCCTGAGGGACGATGCCTTTCAGGTGCGCGCCGGTACCATCACCGAAGAGAATCTCCTGCTCTTCGACATATTTCAGGCCGTAACGCATTTCAGCGTCGATAGTGGACTGCAGCTGCGCAAAATCATCCAGGATCTGTTTGGACGCCTTGAACATGTGCGCGATGGTGGTCACCGGAGTGATCTGCGTGGCGAACTGAATATCACTGTACGGTTTGGCGGTACCTTCCGGCACGACTTTCGCCGCATTGGTGAATCCGGTCTGCTGCACCCAGAAGATGGCCGGTGCAGAGGTGCGTCCCGGGGCAATCAGATCCCGGATGAAGAGGCGCTGCTTCGGCGCGGTATCAATACCCGGCAGGCGCTGCGGCTCAACCACGCCGGTTGCCACGTCAGTGGAGATCAGCGCAGCATTCACCGGAACGCTGACGCGCTTCCCGCCTTCAACGCTTGCCGCGAACGCTTTCAGCGCTTCACTGCTGATAACGGTCTGGCCAACGGTCTCGATAATTTTTGCAGCGCTGGCCAGCGGCATCTGAGCTACCTGCTGCTCAATTTCACCTACTGAAGATTTCAGCGACTTAAGCGCATCGTTCAGCGCATTGTGTTCAGTGGCAATTTTATCCACTGCCTCTTTGGTTTGCGCAGACAGCTGACCAGAGCTTTTAGCCTCCTTCAGCGCGTCCTCGGCTTTCTGGCTGAAAGTGCCGGAAACTTCTTCCAGCTTCGCAGAAACTTTTTTCAGTAATTCGTTAACTTCAGACATGGTCTTTCCTTATTGGCCGAACGCCGCCAGGGCGTCTTCAAGTTGTTTGATATTGTCAGGGTTGATTTCTTCGGTAGCGCCCGGCGTACCTTCAGGGATGGCAGCAGCGCCTGGCTTGCTGCCGGATAAGGCTTTAAGAAGTTTTCGACGCTCAGAGCGCGGCGTATCGGTTTTGGCCAGCAGCGCATCAAGCTTGCGCAGCGCCGCCGCCGGGCTGTCGTCGTCGTCAGCAATTTCATCAGCGGAGAGGAGGCTGTCAGCAAAGCCCTTCGCCACCGCGTCACTGCCGCCAATATAGGTTTCGCCGTCCATCATCTTTTCGACGGTGGCGGCATCAAGACCGCTGCGTGCCTGGTAGATATCGCTCATCGCTTTATCAAACGGCTCCATGTCAGCGGCGATCTGCGCCAGGTCGTGACGGTTACCCATCGCATAGACCCAGCAGTTGTGGATCATCAGGAAGGCGCCGCGTCCGATCTGTACATCATCACCGGCCATCGCGATGACCGACGCGGCGGACGCCGCCAGACCCAAAACCTTCACAGTGACTTTGCCGTCGTACTCACGCAACAGGTTGTAGATCGCCAGGCCTTCGAACATGTCGCCGCCCGGGCTGTTGATGTTAACCGTCACGTCAGCACCGCCGAGCGAGCGCAGCGCACCCGCAATGCGGCTGGCCGTCACACCCTCTCCCCAGTAATCAGCACCAATCACGTCGAAGATGGAAATGCTGTTGTCACCGTCCCGGGCGGCGCGGATGCCGCCGTTCCAGCGCTCCATTGCCGCAGCCGGGAAATCAGGTTTTTCGCGCGCAAAAGGTCGCCCCTCCGGCGCCGCCGGAAGGCTTTTAATCGTCATGGGTGCTCCTAAGCCGCCTGTTTCAGCGGGGACTGTTCGAAGGGGATGTCGGGAAATACGTGGTTATGAACCTGCCGCAGCGCGAATGCCTGCGCGGCCTGGCTGTTCTGTTTAAGATCTTCAAGCGGCGTCAGGTTGAGCTGCACCGTGTAAATATCGCCGCCTTCGATAGGAGGCATATTCTCCAGCCGGCGCACATCGTTGCGGGACATCCAGCCATTCTGCAGCGCACTGGTGTAGTACGCCGCACGGCCAGCGCTGTCGGCGCGTAGCAGGCCCTCTACTGAGAACTCAGCAAAGAGGTCCTCTTCGCCATTCAGCAGACAGCGGGAAATCTCCTGTTCAATATTCACCAGCAGCGGGCGCAGCGTGTGTGTCAGGAACTGGAGGTTCATCCCCTCAAGACTCGATGCCCAGCTGCTCTGCTTCGATGTGTGGCCGACCATAAACGGCGGCACGCGGAACCATCTGCAGATTTCCTCGATGCTGAACGACCGCGACTCAAGCATCTGCGCGGCTTCCGGGTTCATGGTGACGTTCTGATATTTCAGCCCGCCCTCAAGAACCATAATTTTTCCGGCGTTTTTAGAGCCGGTAAAGGCCTGCATATAGCCCCGAAGTCGCTCTCTTTGATCCTTATCAAGCGCCGCGTCAGCTGAAAGAAACCCCGAGCTTTGCAGGCCATTTTCGAAAATCTTTGCAGCGGACTCTTCGACGGCCATCGCCGCGCCGATTACGTCACGACCCGTCATCATTGGCATCATGCCGCAGACACCATCAAGGCCAAATCCCCGGATGTGCATCAGGTTCTTTTCGGAGATAACGCGTTTCTTGCCGTCCTCGGTGTAGGTGTATTCCAGCCTTCCGGTATCCAGCCGCTTCACCACCATGTTCTGGGGCAGCAGTGGCACCAGCGACACCAGCTTATTGCCGATAAACAGCTTCTCGACAAAGGCATTACCGCGCAGGCAGATACTGGCCACCACCATGAGCATAAAGCGCGACGGCGTCATTTCCAGATTGGGACGGCGACAAAGTACCTGGTAAACCGGATGATTCTGCGCCAGCTTGCGCGAGCCATCAGCCTGCCGGGTGTAAATCTTAACCGGCAGTGTGGATACCGACTCGCTCAGAAGCCGGACGCAGGCCCAGACCGCAGAAAGCTGTATCGCCCGATCTGCAGTCACCACCTTGCCGCTGCTGCTCGTGCCATACCAATCCTGCCAGAACGTTCCGGTAGTCAGGCTGATGGGCACGCCCAGCCAGTTGAGCAAGGCGCTTTTTACCTTGCCCGGCTGCTTATTTTTCTTCATCAGAAACCTACCATGATGGGATTTTCAAAGAAGCCGTTAAGATCCTGTCGGGTCTCCGGCAGCATGGCCCGGCCTATATCCATGATCAGGGCAGTGGCCCCGTCGATTTTGTTCTCGCTGTGCTCCTTAATGGGCCGCACAACGTCATCGTTACCGGGGAGGTGCTTGCCCACTACGTTAGAGATACACCATGTCAGTATGGGATGGCCGTCATGGTGGAAGCGTCCGGCCTCTATCGCCGCCTCAAGCTCCTTCATCGGGTCCGACATGTTGGTGTAGTTCTGGACGATGGTTATCGGGCTGAGACCCTCATCGGCCAGATGGTGGGACAGGTTCGTGGCGCCGTGGGGATCGATGGCCGATTCCTCTACCGGGTTCTGCCGGTTGACCGCCTTCGCTTCCTCCAGGATGACGCGGTAGTCGATCTCTGCACCTTCGGTTACCTCCAGGTGGCCGGAGTTCACCCACTTCTGGAAGCGTTCAGCAGTACGCTGATGATCGGTGTCCGTGCTGTATACCGTGTCATAAGGCACCCAGAACTTAGGCGCTATGCAGTAATAGTGCCGCCTGCCATCAATATCACGACTGAAGATGCGCACCATGCTGTTCATATCGAGCTTTCGCGCCAAGTCGAACGAAAGGTAGCAAGGCTGACCCTCGAACTGCTCGATCGTCAGCGTTTCATCCTCGCAGTTGCGCCAGCTGACGAGGTTGAAGTAAGCCGCCCTGGCTGATACCCAGATGTTCAGATGCTTGGTTTTGAAAACGTTGGCCTGGCGGGCGTTGTTCATGGCCCGCTTCTGCTGGCTCAGCAGGAAATCGCTGTAGACAGAAATACCCATATTGGGATTCGCCTTGCGCAGCACCGCCGGATCGGTCCAGTCGTCACCCTCATCAACGGTGTAAATCACACCGAACAGCTCATCGTTAGGTACCGTGCCGTTCAGCATTTCAATAACTTCCCGGCGCTTGTCGTAGCACGGCCCCTCAATGTTGTAGCCCGCGGTGGTGATGGCCCACATCAGCGGCTGACGCCGGGCGCCCATACCTGTCAGCATGGTGGTGTAGAGCGCGTCGGTATCGTGTTCGTGATATTCGTCCACAATGGCGCAGCTCGGAGAAGCACCATCGCCAGGGTTGCCGATCAGCGGCTCAAGACGGGCACCATCTTCCGGCCGGTTCATGTTGGAGGCATTAACCTCCACGCCAAACGCGTCACAAAGCGCCGGGGTGCGTTTACACATCAGGCGCGCCGGGCGGAACACTTCCCACGCCTGCTTTTCCGTCGTGGCGCCGGAGTAAACCTCCGCGCCAAACTCGTCGTCACAGGTGAAGCAGAACAATGCCACACCGGCAGAGATCGCCGACTTACCATTCTTACGCGGGATCTCGGTATAAACCTCGCGGAAACGCCGCAGCTTCGAGCCCTTGCGTACCCAGCCGAACGCCGAGCAGACGATAAACAGCTGCCAGGGCTCAAGGGTGATGGGCATGCGTTTGAAGGCCCACTCGCCTTTCGTATGCGGCAGAAGCTGGATAAACTTTGCCGCCTTTTCCGCCAGATCTTTATCGAACCGGTAAAGAAACTTTTTCGTTTTCTCTTTCGCCAGATCATCAAGGTGCCGCTGGCACGCATCGATGACGTAGCGGCACGCCACAGTTTTCCCCCGGACGATGTCACGGGCATACTGATTTGCGGCGTTCACGTTAGGGTAGGCTTTGCGCGTCATAGGTTTTTAAAGGGGTTGTCCGACTGTTTTTTGTTCCCACCAATCAGACGCTGCCTGCTGCTGGGGTCCAGCCCGAGCATGCCTCCGAAGGAGGCCATCTGCCGCATTGCTTCATTCAGCACGGTCAGCGCCGGGTTTTTGATCACACCGCCCATTGCGCCGGTTACGGTGATTCCGTTTTTAGCAACGTCCACCTGCGCAGCGCGGGCGTTGGCATAGGCCACACAAAACATTTCGAGGTTGTGTAAATCCGTGGCGCACAAAACCTCCTGCGCGCACAGCTCATTAGAGACCATTCTCCACATTGTCGCAGCGGATTCGCTGAGCCACTCGGGCGGGTCAACGCCGGTTATGGGTGTGAAGGAGGGTTCTTCTTTATTGAGGGCGCGCTTACCCGGATTGCCTGCCAGCAACTTCCGGGCAGTCGGCTTGGCGCGGCGTCCGGATCGGCCCGTCGCTCCAGCCATAGACGCTCCAGTTAAATTTTATATTTCGCGGGTGTAAAAATCTGACTGAGGCGGCGGTCCTTAGCAGGCAGGGGCCTGAACTTTTAACCCGCTCTCCCCGTTGATGAGAATCGATATCATTCACATCAGGATGATTGCATTTGAAATCATTTCACATGCTGTCGTTACGAATCATTCTCACTCAGGTCTATCCTGACCGGGTGCTCGTTCATGCCGGCATCAAGGCTAAAGATGGCGGTGATGCTGGGCATGGTGGCCGGTTCGGTGTTAACTGTGGTACTCAACTGCTGGCTGAGCAGCACACCATCGACTGCGATGCCATAGCCCATCAAGACCTGGCCGCGATAGATATGAGCCAGTTGCACTTTCTTCTGCTTCACCTGTTTCTCTCCGTAGCGGTCTTACGCTTGTGGCATGGCCAACACAGCGATTCGAGGTTGCTGTCGTCGTTTGTGCCGCCGTGAGCTTTCGGGATAATGTGGTCGACCGTTTCCGCTGGGCATGGTCTGCTGTTGCGCAGGCACTGCTGGCAGACGTGACGATCACGCTTAAGGATGCGGGCGCGGATGATATCCCACTTACTGCCGTAGCCACGCTGATGGCGGCTCAGTCCTCGCTGGTGCTGCTGCCACCCTTCGTTACGGTGCGCATCGCAGTAGCCGGAACGATCTGTGGTGGTGCCGGAGCACCCGCGTTTACGGCAGGCGCGCGGGATAGCTGCTGGCATATTGTTGGCTCCAATAAAAAAGCCCCCATGTGAGCGAGGCTGTACTTTACACCCTATAGGGGATATATGTGATTTATCCGCTACAGCCATTACGATGGGTTAGCCCATGGTGATGGCAATAAAAAACCGCCCGGAGGCGGTTAATCAAATAATTTGCCAAGCTGCTTATTAAGAGCTCTATTGAATAACTCCTTTGCCACCTTAGTTAGGACCCCTAAGCTAGCATCTTTAAATCCGGTTCTTAACGTCGACCATATTTCTTCGTTTCTGATATTATCAAGAAAGTCATGGCCATCATTTGTTAATCGCAGCGACCATATGTTCCAAGTGTATATCCCATCGACTGACTTTCTCAGCCCGATGTCGAACTTCCCATCTTCGCGACAAATTAGCCTCGCTTCCTTTAGAAGCTCCATATGATATCTGAATAATTCAGATTCAAAATCAAATCCTTTGATTTTATTTACTTTTACATCCCCCTCTGATTCCTCAAAGGCTTCCAAAAGGTTTTTTAAATAATCAAGATCTCTTTTCATGACGCCTCCGTTGTAAAGAGAAGTCATTATACTGGGAGCCACTAATTAATAAAAACGATTAAATTATGTCAACCATAATATAATCATAAATTATTTTTCCATTATCAAGCCCACCAGCAGATGAGCTTTGGAATGGGTTAGCAATCGTCGTCGGGCCTCGCCACTGAGCGGCAGGCGGCCATACAGGCTCGCTTCATATCGAGCTCTGCCTGGCGTATCCACTCAACAGCTTCCCAGTCATGAGGAGTGCGTTGTACATCACCTACATGCTCACGCAGCAACTTAATAAACTGGCGGCTGAGATCCTTAAACTGGTTCATCTTGCCTATATCTCCAAAGGAGAGCTCGCGGTAGCCCTTAACAGTGCTGCCATCCTGCGGTTTTGCTTCGCTCATTGATTTACCTGTGGGTTGATGGGCCAGCTTCGCGACGCTTCACAGCGTGGCTAACCGTGTTGTGCAGAGTGGAGAACATCATCAGGCGTTCTGCTTTAAAGCGCCTGGGGCTGCTCACTTAATGGCGTTATACCAAGCCTGCCATCGGTACTTATCGAGGCGCAGCTGGCGCAGGCATTCCGCAGTTTCGATATCAGCCTGCAGATCATCATCGCTATTGGTGCCAGCGTTACTTCCCTTGCACGGCTCCTGCATCAAATCCGCTGATGGAGTTGGCAGCGTCGATGGCACGCTGGCGCAGCTGCACAGCAGCATCGTCAAACTGGCACACAGTACGATCCGGAGACTGAACATATTTCACCACGTCGCGGGTAATGGTCCGGTAAATCACTTTGCTTTCGGCGGTGGCCGCAGCGGCTTTCTCTTCTACCGGCTGAATAATCTTCTCGGCTTTATCCTTCTTCTTCGCCGCCAGCGCGTTGATATGGTCAGCGTGCGCACTCCAGCCAGAAAGCCAGGCGATCGCCCCCGTAACCGAGACAGCGACCACCAGCGCCAGCAGAACGTAACGCAGCTTCATGACAGGGCCGCCTGCGCCCGGCTGTAACGCACCTTGCGGTCAGCCAGTCCGTTCTGCCCACCGTTGATGATCTGCGTGACTCGAATAATATCGCCGGAGTAAAGCAGGCAGCCGCGTAACGCAAAGAACCAGGCAGCCGACCGGGCAGCGTGTCGCTCCTGCACCAGCAGCTCCGGTGTGCTCACCAGATCCAGCTTTAGGGCCGAGCCACATTTGGTGTAGTTCTCGCGTCCGGTGATCTGCAGCAGACCACGGCCACGATACTTCCAGCCGTCGCCCTCGACGATGTTGCCCATGCGGCCACCATATACCAGGTTAGCGATCTGCGGCTGGTGGGCGACCTGCTTATTGTCGACCCGGCCCAGCATCTCGCACTGATACGGTGTCAGGCGTTTACCGAAGGTTCTCTTCAGGCCGTCGACCGAGTAGTTGAAGCTTTCCATCAGCGAAGTGAAACCTACCGATTCATGGCCCATCTGCGCGATGAACATGGCCTGATCGTTAACTGCGGTGATGCCGAACTCTTTCATTGCTGCGTCGATATGCGGATACCAGCGCGCGGCAAGTCCGGCGCTGATACCAGCCGCCTTCTGAAATTGTGATTGGTTCATTAGTGCCTCAGATGATCAACCAGACGCGCAACGTTGCCTCTGACGGCAACCAGCACAGAAAGGAAAATGACGTTGGCCCCTATGGTGGCCCACGATGAATGAGGGTATATGCCGCACAGATAAGCCAACGGCACCGCGCTGTACGTGACAGTAATCAGCCAGGCTAAACGCGAAATCCACGGGCGATGACGTGAATCACCACGGCGGTAAAACATCAGAGTCAGCACTACGCCGGCGCAGAGTAGCGCGTTGATAGTTGCTGTCGGGTCATTTAGAACCACCTGAACCTCCCCGGCGCGTTATCAGCGCCACCAGCGAGCCGACATCCTGGTTATTCAGGAACGTCAGGATTTTGACGGCTAATGCAGAAATGATAACGGCACCAATGGCGTCCAGGGGTTTATCGCTGTAACCAGTCCAGTTAGCCAGCTTAGAACCCACCAGGCCAGAACAGAGAATCCCGGCGATATAAGACACAACGAAATATGCCATTCGGCGTGCCGCGCCCAGGTCAGCGGCTGTGGCGATGTAGAATACAGCCCCTGCAAACGCGCCAAACACCACACCGTAATCTGTCCCGGTCAGCAGTCCATAGACACTGGCACCTGTAAGGGCACCACCAGTAAGCCCAGTGCCGGAAATCGGATCGGACATTTAGCCCCCTCTTATTGCCGTGAGTCCTCTCAGAAATGAGGGGAAACAAAAAAAGCCGCCTAGTGGCAGCCTTTAGAAATGACAAAACCCCGCTATGGCGAGGTTTAGGAATCGTTTTAAGTCCGTGGCGTAGAAACCACTCTTAACACAGTAAATGATAAAATGCGGACCGCGTTAGTGATTTTGTATTTGTTTATCTGTAAATTACGTTTCTAACAAACTACCCCAACTAATATGAGCCTTAAATTTTCTGGCCTAGCAAGGATTGTCATGGAGAAGTCAACTTCCTTTAAGGTGTTTTACGACGCCGATGATAAAGAATTGTCGGAACACGCAATTGACGCAGAAGACTTGGGAAAATCAATACTTTCCATGACTACTCTTATTAACAAAGCTGATGATTTATTAAATGATGGTAATAAATCGGTTAAAGTCTTGGTTTCTGCACCTCTTAAGAAAGGCTCGGTTGGTATTGCTTATACAGTCGTACAACTTTTACCTGATGCCATCGATGTTCTAAAAACTATTGGGATAGTAGGGACTGTAGGTGCAGCGGCACATGCTAGTGCCTTGTCTCTGATTAGGCAGTTGGGGTCCAAAAAAGTTATTTCTGTTACCAAAAGAGCTGGAACTGACATGGCAGTTCTTGAGTTTGATGATGGAGATATTGAATGTCCTGCAGCTGTTGCCACTCTTGTCACTGAGCCAGTAATTCGTGATGCATTGATCTCTGTTGTGCAGGGGCCCTTAGAAGGAAAAGATGCTCCAGTTTTCAAAATCGTAGACGGGAATGATGACGTACTGGTCAAACTCGAAGGCGAGCAAACCGAAGAGATTAAGCCGCTTCCACGAGGGACGCTTCTGACAAAAAACGTTGAAGAAAAAGAAGTTAACGTTAAATTCACTCAGGTTAACTTTCACAGCGAGAAAGGCTGGAGAATGGATTACAACCAAGAGGAGCATTCTGTACTACTTACAGACTATGAGTTTTTAGCTAAAGTAAGGATGGCCGAGGGTACGGTAACCAGTGAAGATATGTTCTCTGTCCTTTTGGAAACAACTCGAACCACGTCAGCACGAGGCAAGACAGAAAAGTACGTCATAAAAAAAGTACTTCGGCATCGAGTGATGCAGGGGAAGAAATTGATATAGCAACGGTAGAAACTAATGATACAGCAACAGCTTTTACAAATCGTGTTTTGGTTGGGGGTGATAGTAAGCCTTCCGACCTTCTATCGTTTTGTTTATGCAGGTTCTGCACTGCTGTGGCGCAAAGTATTTCCTACTAGAATTGTCGAACTCCGGTTCTACAGTGCAAATCGTTCGCTTGAAAAAACTGTCACTCTTCATTTAGATCAAGAAGATGGCAAGAAGATCGTTGATCTTATTGATGATGCAACCAGTTATGGGCACTCAAAAAATGAGCGACGATAAGAAAAATATTTTAAGCACTAACTCGGGTCTTACTACTGGTGGACTTGGTGCTGTTCTGACAACATTGGTGCCACTTATTGCGCCAGAACAGAATAGTGAGTGGCGCCCTTTCTTATACGCTCTCGCGCCTTTAGTCTCTGCGGCTATGACTTACATCATGCTGTATGTTATCAATCGACACGGTCTTGAATCACCAGCTGAAGCAGCCCTGCGAAATAGGCTGGAAAGAGATTTGAAAGGAATCGACGAGCAGCTGAAAAGCCCACACGTCAGTGAAACATTCCGGGCCGAACTAATAAAAGATCGGGAAGAAACCGTGAGGAAAATTGTCAACATTGGCAAAAATGTTGAAGTTTTACCCTCCAGTACAGTAAAAGAAGACTAAACGGCCACTCAGGCCGTTTTTCTACGCTTAATTTCACACATCCATTTCTAATCGTACGTCCAACATGGACAAACAACCGTCTATAAAACCTTCAGCCATCTGTATCTCAATCCGTATAAGCTTTTCATCCTTTTTTCGAGCTTTAGCCAGCTTACGCTTTGAGATGCCATAAAGGTAATGTGCAACCAGCAATGAATGCTCATACGGTTTCCTTTTTTTCAGTCGTGCCAGACAACTCTCTATAATCAAAGCGTCATCGTCTGTACAAGAAAGACGGGACTTACACGTTTGTGGCAGCAATCCCTTAAACCCAGCTGCTATTGGTGAGTAATCTACACCTGAGCTATCACTTGCAGCCCATCCGCCCCACAGCTCCATGACCTTCTGAATATCACGCATCAACTCTCTCCACTAAATTACGCCAGTGCGCCGATGGCCAGCGCCCGGTCTAATGTTTTCAACAGCAGCTCCGGCTGCGTGCCGTATTTCGCTTCAAATGCCACAGCGTCAGCGTGCAACTCATCGTGATGCGCTCTGCACAGCGGTATCACGAACAAATCATGCGCTTTAGTGCCCATACCACCCATGCCATGGCCGATAAGGTGGTGGGGGTCGTCTGCTGGTTTCTGGCAACATGCACACGGCTGCGCCTTTACCCAGCGGGTGTACTTCTCGTTTTGCCAGCGTCGGCGCTTCGGCCTCAGCATGTAGGATTCAGGCGTCTCTGGATCCACCTGCAGCGCCAGCACCTTTTCAACGGCCTCCTCCACCATGCTGGTGGGCGGTACCGACGGCACAATGTCGGCCTCACGCGTCACCGACTGGAATTTCTCAGCCGGGATACGCAGGACCTTGCGTGCTACCGCCTCCGGGATGACGTGGGCCAGCTTATTGATCGTCAGCCACCAGCAAAGTTCTGGAAGAGTCACCGGGTGGGCATCATCGAAACCCAGACCGGTGCGAACAACCGACAATACCCAGGCTACCAGGTTCTTTCGTGCAATGCCCGACAGTTCGGCAGTAAATTGCTCTCGCACCCGGATATCACAGGCCCAGCACAACCGCAGCGCGCCGGGTGCATGCCGCATGGTGACCATTTCGTGATGGTGATAGTCGCTGTGGCGGTACTGGCAGCCAGATTCACGCATTAGCCAGGCCTCAAGGCATGACAGGCCACCAGCCCGCTGAATGACATCGGCATGCTCAAAGACAGGCACCATTAATGGGTCCTCTGTCAGCGGCTGGCCTGCCGCTGGAAGTTCGCCGGTTGGCAGATTAGCCAGGCGCTCGGGCTCGTTCTCCAGCAGAATGCGCCCGCGATGGAAATGCGGCATGAGTTCAGGACCAGGCCGGAAAGCCACGATCCCGAACTCTTTTACGACGACAGGGGTTAATAACGCTCTCACAGACACCTCAATGCACAGTTTCGAGCAGGCGCAACAGCTCCTGAAATTTTGACTCGAAGAAATGCGGCTGCGTTTCACGCGGGTTCGCCGGGCTGGTGATGTTCTTCCCGTACATGCACCCCTTCGCTGTCATCGCCCAGAAGCGCTTAATACCATTCACACCCGAACGGCTGCGACGCTCCTTATGCTCGACGATCCCCAGCTTGGCCAACTGCTGGTAAGCCAGCGTAGCCGACATTCGGATGCCGTTTGCTTTGAGCAGAGCGCTCAGCGACTGCGTGGGGCGACTGGAGCCATCAGGCGCACCGGCTGGTGCGTCAATGGCGTACTGCGGGGCAAGGTTCGGCAGACCAACAGCATCCTGCAGCTTCTGGCATGCACCGAGAACAGAGGAATTGGAGAGGTTAAGAGATCGCTGCATAAAATCGAGCAGGATGACGCCTGCCTGCATCTTATCTGCCGCCTGGCTTTGAAGAGTGGCAGGCTGATTTACAGCTGCATCAAACGTACGGATCACCCTCAGGCTAAACTGCGGGCTGATCCACATCGCGTAGGAGTAGACCAGCTCTTTACAGACGTAACTGCCCTGCTCTTTGCCGCCGCGGATAACGCTGACCGGGTCCGGCGTTTCCGAGTTGCTAATTTGCAACTCGCTTATTAATTGTTCAGTTTGTTCGTTGCGAAGCCAGAACGCTGGCTTGTGCTTATCCTGAGCGCCAGCAGCACGATGAAGATCGTTAAGGCAGTAACGCCCAAAAATATCACGGCGTACGGAAACGCCGTCAATTACGAGTAATTGACTCATTTTGTTCTCCACTGATTGTATTGCGAGAGGCCTGCACGCCCGCTTCGCTTGTACTTTTTGACATTACTGCTGATTTGCATAATTTTCAACACCCCCACTGTCTATGCATACAGGCCGATCGTTATCTCAACCTTGCCTTTGGGCGTTACCGGCCCCCACTCCACCAGCATTCGCTTAATCTGGCTGTCGTCCTCCCAGATGCCTGCGTGGGTCAGCGCATCGAACAGCGCTTTGTTATAGTTGTCGATGTCGCGGCGCCGCGCGTCCGGCGGGAAAAGAACGATCTCCACCGCCGCTGGCGCGCTGCTGGGCTTCGGTAATCTGCGCAGTTGCTCAATGATCGCAGCGCAGGCATCGCTCTGGTACGCACGCCCTTTGGCGCTGATGAGGTGGCGACCGGCCAGCGGCCCCTTATTCGGGGCGCGCCAGTAGGTGTTTACGCTCGGAGGGAACGGCAGCACCAGTTTCATTTACCCTCCGGGATCAGCTGCGATGTCTGGCTGTTGATTTTTATGCCGCGATGCGCGCCCGGGACTATCGTTATTGCCTCTTTGCGCTGCAACGCACGCAACTGTAGGGCGGCCGCATTCGGCGACACCACGCCCATCAGGCGGGACAGTTCTGAGATAGTCGGCGGATAACCGTGCTCGCTCTGGTATTTCACCAGCAGATCGAAAACCTCCTGCTGGCGCACCGTTAATAATTTATTGACCACTGCTACCCCCTACAGAACCGCAACGATATCGCTGACGGTTTCGCGTGTACTGGATTTACTGGATATCGCGCGCCGGGCGCGGACGTAGTTGAGTTCAAAGCCGTGCTGCTGGTACAGATCAATGATGCGGGGCGCTGATGAGTTGCTGATCACCACTCTGGCACTCCGCTGGTGGGCGGCTACACAACATTCTGCCAGGGTGACCTGGTCTTCCCAGCCAAAACCGCCTGGCGCATAACTGGTGAACCCGCTGGTACCCGGCAGCGGCTCATACGGCGGATCGCAGTAAACGACATCGCCTTCGCCAGCCAGAGAAAGCGTGCGGCGGAACCCGGCATTCATGAACACGCAGTTGCTCGCCAGCGCAGTGAACGCCTCGATCTCTTTTTCAGGGAAATATGGATTGGGGTATTTGCCCCAGCCAACGTTGAACTTTCCGGCGAGGTTGTAGCGGATCAGCCCGTTGAAGCAATGCCGGTTCAGGTACAGGAAAGCGGCGGCGCGTTCCGGCCCGGGCAGCAGCTGCCCGTTAAAATCATCGGCGACGTCGGTATACCCTGCGGCGCTGTTCCTTGTGCTGAACAACTGGCGGGCGTGACGAATTACGACATCCGGTACCACGGCCAGCATCTGGTATAGATGGATCAGGTCCGCGTTGACGTCCGCAAGCAGGAAAGAGTCGTGCTTACGGGAGTTGATGAACACAGAACCACCACCAACAAACGGCTCAATCAGGCGCTGCCCGGCAGGGATCAGGCGGTCGATATCCGGCAACTGGTGGTATTTTCCACCAGCCCACTTGAGGAACGGGCGCTGCCAGGTTCGCGGTGACGGTGATTCGGCTGGCAGTGTGGCTGCAATACCGTCACAAACAGATCCGTATCTCATCCGTTCACCACCCGGAAGCCTTTGGCTCCCTGCGAATAGTCGGTGCCGACATAGCTGGATTTAAAAAGCGGATCCTCTTTGATGCCGGAACTGGCTGGAATCATCCAGTCGTCTTCGTAGTGCATGTCAGGGCCGAAGAAGGTTTTGGCCTGTTTGACAAACTCGGTACCGGTCTTGCCTGTTTGAGCAACAAACCCGGCATAGCGCTTCACACCCTCCAGCATGACGAGAGGCGGCACCCCTTCACGAACGCGGGCATCCCAGGCTTTCAGCGCAGCACTTTTCGAGTTACCACCTGCCCGCTTCGGATATAACGCCCAGGCCAGATCAAATAAGTTTTCATTGACTGATTCATTGACTGGTTCAGAGAACTGACTGGTTCCGGGTGCAGCTCCTGCACCACTAACCGGTGCAGCAGATTCACCACCTGGTGCAGGAGATTCACCACCCGGTGCAGGACGTGCGCCAGAGGGTGCAGCATTTGCACCACTGGGAAGGTTGAGTTTATAAACGTTGGTACGGTTCAGACCTGTTGCCGCCTTGCGGACTTCAACTGATACCAGACCATCCTCAACCAGCTGTTTGATATGGTTTTGCACAGAGCGCTCAGATATCTCGCACTGCTCTGCGATATAGGGAACGGAGGGCCAGCATTCGCCCTGATCACTGGCGTTATCGGCTAGTTTGATCAGCACGAGCTTGCGCAGCGGGTTACCCACTTTTGCTTTCATGGCTCTGACCATTAATTCCATGCTCATCTGGACCTACCTCAATTTCCCTGAAATCGCGTTTGAAGACCTGGAGTGGACTTGAGCACTCGTGTGGGTAGCCAGAACGCAGGTAGATAACGCGCTGCGCTTCTGGTTCCCAGCGGATGACACGAACGGGGATCCCCCGGCGGTCTTTAAACCATCGGTCGAGTTCGCGCATAAGGCCTTTGCCCTCCGGTAGTACACACCCACGATTGCAGTGGCGCGGCTGTGGTTACATGCCACCCAGCGGTTTGCTACTCTGCGTTCATACCGAAACAGCGGAAGGCCCGGCACCGGGATCATCCGAAGTTGCGGCAAGCGGTTCTTTACCGTTAAACTGTTCATGCGTTAGTTTCTCCACTGATACGACACGCCAAGGCGCCCGGAGCTGCACACTCGCGGGCGTCACTCTTTTCTGGCGCACAGAAAACGCGATACAACAGCGTTAAATGTTCCTGCCACTTCTGCATAACCTGATAACTGTTCTCTTCGATTTGCTCGCGTTCGGCCTGGTCAATCACGCCATCAGCAGTAGCCTTGCGAACGTATGTCGAGTGTTTCCCGATCCACTCAATAGACTCCATCAGGCGCTGATTGATATCGGCGTTATCCACATCCTCAACATCCACCAGCGGAACGTTGACGCTGTTCGACTGACGCGATACCGCATCAGCGATGTGCTTGGTGCCGCTGGCCTGCTGGAGAACCATCGCCCAGCCCATTGGGAAAATCTGATCGCCGCCGGTACGCAGGCGGTTAAAAAGCGCATCCTCTGTCACGCCCAGCCATTCAGCGGCCTCGGCGTAACCGCCCGGCAGGCTTGAGATGGTCTTTTTAATTGCCGCCACCAGCCATGCGGGCTGTTTTTCGACTTGCCAGTGTTGTTGGTTATCCACGGTTAACTCCTTGATGCTGTGGTGTCTTTTCTTCACGATCTTGGTTACTGTTTCGGGTAGATGTCCGGTCGCAAATCAGATTTAGTTATTGCGCCAGCTGTGATCTCTTCGAGCTTTTTGGCGAGGGCGAATCCTGCCTTTTTGTAGCCGTTGAAAACCAAACGCAGATAACCGGGAGTTGATTTGACGTTTACTGCTAACTCGCACTGCTGCTCTTTCGATAAAGAGTCCCAATACTCTTTCATGATATGTACCTCCTGTGTACATATTACATGAATAATATGAACCTACAAGGTACTTGTACCTTTAAGGTACACAATGTTTAATTCTGGGATGAAAACGATTCAGGAAATTAGGCGGTTAAACGCCAGAAAACTGCGTGACGGTGTCGGCGGAAATACTTACTTCGCCACCATGATCGACAGAGAACCTACCCAAACCAGCAGGTTTATGGGGGATGGCGCGTCTAAAAATATTGGCGATGCAATGGCTCGCCATATTGAAAAATGCTTTGATTTGCCGTTAGGCTGGTTGGATCAGGAACACCAAACCACTAATGTTGCAAAAAGTCCTGACGTATCAGACACTAATAGAAATATAACATTGGTTCCGGTTATATCCTGGGTGCAGGCAGGAGCATGGACGGAAGCTGGCTTTGCCGAGGTTGACTTGAGTAGTGTTGAAACTTATCCGTGCCCTGTGCCGTGCGGACCCATGACGTATATCTTGCGCGTGATTGGTGACTCTATGATCGATGAGTACCGTCCGGGCGACATGATTTTTGTAGATCCCGAAATTCCGGCATGTCATGGCGATGACGTTATTGCCTTAATGCACGATTCAGGAGAGACCACCTTCAAGAGGTTAATTGAGGATGGCGGCAGTAAGTACCTTAAGGCCTTGAATCAAAGTTGGCCGGAGCCCTACGTTAAGATAGACGGCAGCTGCTCCATAATCGGTACGGTGATCTTTTCAGGAAAACCTCGAAGGTACCTTAACAAAATTTAATTTTTAAACCTGAGCCTGCGTAAGCGGGCTTTTTTGTGCTTGACAATGTACCCTAACGGTACATAATGTACCTGAAAGCAACAGCGAACAGGCAGGACGCCCACGCAGTAGCCGCCCCAGGCGTATGAAGATGGGGATGATTCGCACCGAACATGGCGAAAGCCGACAGTCTTGAAGGCGTTTCTCTCAGGTTTCGCGCTAAAGAATAGCGGGGAAAACTTGGGGCGGTGAGCAAACCCCGCGCGGCTGCACCTGACGCTACAGCCCAGACCAACAAGCCGACTGGCAACGTAATTGCCCTTTTCATTCTTCCCGGCGAGGTAGCGCTGCCGGACCGGGAGGAATGAATAGACCAACACAACGGCGAGAGCATTTAGGGGACGGCGCCTGCCTAACAGGCCGGCGACAGAACTAGAGACAGTGCTTTTCTCGTTGTGGTGATCAAAGCCCGGCATGAGTAATGCGCAGGGGTAACAGTCAGAACGCGGACTGGAGGGAAACGGCGTTACAGCGGCATGCAAGGGCCGCCACCACAACCTAAGACCTGTAATAGCTGCATTGCTGTCTTTGGCGGCATCTTTCTCTACCCGTGAGGATGCCGCATTTTTTTACGCAACACACGAGAGCATCACCGGGTGACGGGCTCATAACCCAATCCACCCGGGCGGCTTCCTAACCGCAGGTGCTCTCCTGTGTTGTGTGGAGAAACTAACTGGCGGTGGCAGCCGCCTTCAGAGGGTAAGCCGATGAGTAATGAACGTTTGACCGATGTGCCCGAGTTTATGGGCGAACTGGATGGAGGCGTTTTCCAGAACAAGATCGCCGTAGCGCTGAGTGAAGTCGCCTTCGGCGTGCTGAACAATGGCCAGAAGGGGAAAGTGACTTTGACCTTTGAGCTGGACCGCATGAGCAATTCTGTCGAAGAGAAGCGCGTGATGATCAAGCACAAGCTGGCTTATGTGCGCCCTACCCCGCGTGGAAAGTCTTCCGAAGAGGACACCACCGAAACCCCAATGTATGTGAACCGCGGCGGCAAGCTGACCATCCTGCAGGAAGATCAGGGCCAGTTGTTCACCCTTGCCGGCGACGCTGACGCGAAACTGCGCGCCCAGCAATAACCCTTTCACTTTTCCTTAAGGAAGAATCATGTCCCACTCTTTAGACGGTACCGCGATCGAAAAAATTAGTGATCTGACCCTCTCCCGCTTCATTGAAGAGAAGCTTGAAAGTGTGGATTGCCCTGCAGCTGTCGTTCCGCAGGGTGTCCGCATTGAGAGCCTGGAATCGCTTTGCATGGAGCGCTACCGCTTCCGCGGCAAGATGGTAACCGCCAGCATTGAAGACTTTACGCGCTATTCCACTGGGTACGCTGCTGAAGGTAGCCGTTGCTTTATCAACGCCGACGATATGCGCGCCGCAGCGGTCTTCAACCTCGGCACAATTGAAAGCCCAGGGCATGCAGACAACACCGCGCAGCTGGCGCTGAAAAAGACAGCCCCGTTTGCCTCCCTGCTGTCAGTCAATGGCGATCGGCACTCCCAGAAAGAACTGGCCGAGTGGCTGGAAGACTGGGCAGAAAATTTGACCGGCTTTGATGCCGACGGCGAGGTTATTGACGCCAAAAAATCAGCAGCAGCGATCCGCAAAATCACTATCGAGTCCATCCAGAAAGCGGACTATGAGGATCAGGACTTCAGCGGTAAGCGTTCTCTGATGGAAAGCGTTGAAGCTCGCACGCAGGACATCATGCCGGTGGCGTTCGAGTTTCGCTGCGTGCCGTTCGAGGGTCTGGCAGAGCGTCCATTCAAGCTGCGGCTGAGCATCATCGGCGGCGATCGCCCTACCCTGGTGCTGCGCATTGTCCAGCTGGAAGCCCAGCAGGAAGATATGGCCAACGAGTTCCGTGATCTACTGGTCGAGAAGTTCAAAGACAGCCAGGTGGAAACCTTTATCGGTTCTTTCAGCGCTTAATTACGTTGCCTTAAATGCCCCGCATCAGGGGCATTTAGTGAAGCGAAATTAAATTAACGATCGCCAGCAGGCGAGGGATTCGCTCAACCAAAAATCAGGCGCGGTGCAGCGCGTATTAATGGAGAACACGTAATGTCATATATTCAGACACTGTCCGGGAAGCAGATTAACTACCTCGATATTCATCACGAAGATATCGTGATCGAGGATATCGCCACGGCTCTTTCCCACATCTGCCGCTTTGCCGGCCACCTGCCGGAGTTCTACAGCGTCGCGCAGCACTCGGTGCTGGTCAGCCAACTGGTTCCCGCAGAGTTCGCGCTTGAAGCGCTACTGCATGATGCTGCTGAAGCTTATTGCCAGGACATCCCGGCGCCGCTGAAACGCCTGCTCCCGGATTACCAGCGTATCGAGGCGTATGTCGATAGCGAGATCCGCGCTAAGTTCGGATTACCGGCCCACCAGCACGACACGGTGAAGTATGCCGACCTGATCATGCTCGGTACCGAACGCCGGGATCTGGATATCGACGACGGTACCGTGTGGCCAGTGCTCGACGGCATCCCAACGACCGACCTGTTTACCGTCATCCCGCTTCGCCCGGTGCAGGCCTACGGTCTGTTCATGGCCCGGTTCAACGAGCTGATGGGGATCCGCAAATGCGCCTGACTAATGTCCAGTTAATTCACGCCGCCCACCATGCTGCACGCTATTTGCCGAAAGCGTCGGCAGAAATGGTAAGGGAGCTGGCCACACGATTGGATGTTTCACTGGTGGCGCTGCGCGAAAAGGCGAAGCAGCGGGATACGCTGGCCGCTCCTGATTCGTTCGCTGTCATCAGTGAAAATATTCGAACACAGGATAATCGCGTTACCTCAGAGCCGATGTTTTGCGTCTACCAGAAGCGAGAAATTGTTGCTCATGAAGACTATGACCATGACCGAATCGTGTGGGTTGATGAGGATGGGAACGAGGCCAATGAACGCCAAAGAATGCGCCTCGAATTGCTCCATGAAAACTATCGCGAGCCGCCAGAAAAATGGCGCAGGATTGCAGTGAAAGAAATTGATGAGTTCGTTACTTGCTGTTTCACCGAACAGGGCTGCAAAGACTACCTGGCGTGTAACGGTCACAACCTTAGGCTGCCGTTCATCTACGTCAAAAGCGGCTTCCGAAACGCTGAGTATATCGGCATTCGTAACTGGCTCGCTGGCATCAGCAACAAGGGGGCGTTGGGATATGAATAATTACCTCAGTAATTTAGCGAGCCTACTGCAAGGCATAGCAAAAGTAATCTCAGATGGCGAAAAAGTGCAGCGCGAGTGCCCTGCGAATATAAAGGCGGCGCTGCTTGAGGCGTCGCACGCTCTGGATGGTCAATCGGTCAGGGTTAATTATCCTCCAGTTGGCAAGCCAGAAATCGTAAATGCTCGTGGCCAACACCGTCAGCTTACTTTGCGTGAGCGTATTGCAATCCGCCTTCTTGGTGGCAGAACGGAGATCAGGCCATGACCAAATTCACCAAAGAGCACTTACAGCAAATCGCAGAAGACGGATTCCTGAAGCACGGAGAGGCCAAAGAAATGGCCCGCCAGTTGCTCGCCAGCATGGAGCAGGAGCCTGTGTATCAGGTGTTAGAAGATGGGAGTTGGACTGATTACAGCAATGAGCAATTAGATAGCCTGCTTGAATCGAAACCATCCACGCTTTTCCGTGTTGCCTACGCAGCACCACAGTTACCGCAGCCAGCGGTGCCGGAAACGTTGCCATGCCCAGTGATGCTTGAGCCTGGCCTGCGCTTCGGGAAGGGCATACGCACGCAAGCCATGCTGGATGCATTGCAACGCCGGGCTGAATATTACGCCGATCTGGAAGCATTGACGCCGGAGCAGCGCGCCGACCACGACGCAGGCTTGAAAGAGTTCGCCTCCATGCTTCAGTCGAACTGCTGCATCAAGCCAGTGGCTGATCTGTTCGAAGTTACTGTGCCTAGCGGCCGCTCAACCACGTTCACTACGGATGCGGCAGAAGCAAAAGACTGTGCTGATATGGGTTGGAAGGTTCAGGAATACGTGACGCTGGAGCGGTATCAGGTAGTAATGCTTCAGAATGCCGAGCCCGATTTTCGGGAAATCTCAAATTCATCAACCAAACATTTTCGGGAAAACGCGAAAACGTCAACCAGGTGCCCAAAATGCAGCGGGCGCGGTAGCTACCACTGCCCCATGATGCTGGGAACCGTGGAATGCGAATGCACTTTGCCAGCAGCATTGCAGCAGGAGGTAAAAAAATGAACCACTTAATGATTGATCTTGAAACGATGGGCAATAAGCCTACCGCACCAATCATCGCGATTGGGGCAGTGCTGTTTGAGCCCTCCTCAGGGGAGCTGGGCCCGGAGTACTACGCCGTAGTGGATCTGGAGACCTCGATGGTAATGGATGCAGTGGCAGATCCCAGCACTATTTTATGGTGGATGAAACAAAGCGCGGAAGCTCGGGCAGCGATCACCAGCGGCCGCCGCGTGCATATTACCAATGCGCTCGGCGGTCTAAGGCGCCTGATAGATGAAAACTGCATTTCGAAAAACCTGCAGGTTTGGGGGAACGGGGCAACTTTCGACAACGTGATCACCCGGGCCTCTTTCGAACGACATGGCCTTTTCTGCCCATGGCAATTCTGGAATGACCGCGATGTACGAACAATCGTAGAGCTGGGCCGCGCTGTCGGGTTTAACCCGCGCTACGAAATTCCCTTCGAGGGTGATATGCATAACGCCCTGGCGGATGCGCGGCACCAGGCGAAGTATGTTTCGGCAATATGGCAACGACTCATTCCGATCGCCAACGATAATATTGTTTAAGATAAACGCCCGGGTGCAGCCGGGCTAGTGGAGAAAATTATGCTGAACCTCGATTGTGTCCCTATCTCAGCCTATTGCAATGAAACTGGTGAGAGCATTGATGCCATTAATAAGCGCTTACAGCGTGGTGTTTGGCGTGAAGGCGTTCAGGTTCTGAAGGTGGAAGGCGTTAAGGAGAGATGGATTGATCTAAGTGAGGTAGCTAAATGGGCAAGACAGAGTCGCCTAAACTCCCGCGCGGCGTGACCATCAGGAAGCACAGCCAGGGTGAAACCATCAATATTACGTTCACTTATAAAGGGGTGAAATGCAGAGAGCCCCTTTCCAATTTAGAAGTGAGCCCCAAAAACTTGAAATACGCCGAGCGGACCCTCGGCGAAATTCATAATCAAATCGAGCGTGGAACATTCGTTTATGCAGAATATTTCCCGCGATCCGCACGGTTAAAATTATTTGGCAATGCGGCTGCTGGAAAGACAATAAAAATGTACCTGGACGAGTACATCAACATCTGTGAAACGCGAAAACTTTCGCCGTCTACTATTGGCGGTTATAAAAAATGTCGTAGCGCTCTGGTAGCCCTTCATTCACTGCCTGCAAGCGAGCTGACGCCGGCGGCGATGAAAGCATGGATCCAGAGCCGCACCACCACGCTAAAGACAATTCGCAACCAACTATCTTTCCTGCGCTCTGCGCTTGATGAGGCTGTAACAGATGGCGTGCTTCAACTCAACCCGGTATCTCTGGTAACAGCATCCCGCTACCAAAGCGACAAATCGACTGCTGACAGTGACTATATTGTCGATCCGCTTTCACCAGCAGAAGTAGATGCCCTCCTCGCCTCTGCCGGTAATAAGCAGTGGGAAAATCTGTTTATGTTCGCTATCCAGACGGGTTTACGCAGTTCGGAATTATGCGCGCTGCGCTGGCGCGATATCGACTTCATCGGGAAGACTGCGCACGTTCAGAACGCGAGTGTAGTTGGCGTTATTAAGGGGACGAAAACAAAGGCAGGAACACGCAAAGTAGAACTTAACGATGTGGCGATGGTAGTGCTGGCGAATCAGAAAACTTTCACCTTCATGAAAGACGCAACGATATTTGAGGATCCGAAAACGAATAAGCCGTGGGCCAGCGCAGACGCGATCCGCAAAAAAGCCTGGGTTCCAACTTTACGTAAGGCGGGGATTAGATATCGCAATCCCTACCAGACCCGGCATACATTTGCGACGCGCCACATCAGCCAGGGCGCCAACCTTTTCTGGCTCGCCGGACAGATGGGCCACAAGGGGCCGGAGATGCTCTTCAGGCATTACGGATCTTATTTGAAAGAGTACGACGGAAACACTGAGCGAAGACCACTGCTTGCCAGCGGCGGGACACGAAAGGAGCCGTAAAGGAGCCGTGCGGATTATTATGGGAAATTAATTCATATTTATTAGTGGCTTAAAAACTTTCGGACACGGGTTCAACTCCCGCCAGCTCCACCAAAATTCTCCATCGGTGATTACCAGAGTCATCCGATGAAGTCCTAAGAGCCCGCACGGCGCAAGCCCTGCGGGTTTTTTTGTGCCCTCAATTTGTCCCGCGAAGTCTGATGCCAACTAATTAAATCCGAACCTTTCAGGCACCTTGTTAGGCACATCATAAAGCTTCATTGTTTTTGAGGTGCCTAAAACTATGGAAACCCGGCAATGGCGAGACAAACCAAACCTCTATCCGTTAAAGAAATCGAATCTGCTAAACCCAAGGGAGCGGACTACGTTCTCTATGATGGCGATGGCCTTGAGCTACTTATCAAATCCAGCGGGAGTAAAATCTGGCAGTTTCGCTACATTCGCCCTGTCACCAAGAAACGTGCGAAAAAGAGCATAGGCTCCTACCCGTCAGTTACGCTTGCCGATGCCAGAAACTATCGGGCAGAGTCTCGCTCTCACCTTGCGAAACAAATCGATCCACAGGAACATCAGCAAGAACAACTTCGCAGTTCGCTTGAAGCTAAAACCAATACTTTCCAACTCGTGGCTGAACGATGGTGGAATGTGAAGAAAGCCAGCGTGACAGAGGACTATGCCGACGATATCTGGCGCTCTCTTGAAAGAGATGTCTTTCCTGCAATTGGCGACATTAGCGTTACAGATATTAAAGCTCACACACTGGTTCAGGCCGTCCAACCGGTTCAGGCCAGAGGAGCACTGGAAACCGTTCGTCGCCTGTGCCAGCGCATTAATGAGGTCATGATCTATGCCCAAAACATAGGGCTGATTGATGCTGTTCCCAGCGTTAATATCGGTAAAGCCTTCGAGAAGCCTCAGAAAAAGAACATGCCCAGCATTCGACCGGATCAGCTACCACAACTGATGCAAGCAATGCGAACAGCCAGCATTAGTCTTTCCACACGCTGCTTGTTCATGTGGCAACTTCTTACTATTACCCGCCCTGCCGAAGCGGCTGAAGCTAGCTGGGAAGAGGTAGACATAGAAGCGCGAGAGTGGAAGATTCCTGCAGCACGTATGAAAATGAACCGCGACCATACTGTTCCATTGTCAGTTGAAGCAATTGCGATACTGGAGATGATGAAGCCGTTAAGTGGCAATCGAGAATTTATCTTCCCCAGCCGTATCAAACCGACCCAGCCAATGAATAGCCAAACCGTAAACGCTTCACTGAAACGCGCAGGTTTTGGTGGCGTTATTGTTTCACACGATCCGCGATCTATTGCCAGTACGGCCCTTAATGAGCAGGGCTTTCCACCCGATGTTATTGAAGCTGCGGTGGCTCATGTGGACAAAAAAGAAGCACATCGCGCTTACAATCGCAGTGACTATCTCGAGCAACGTCGTCCAATGATGCAGTGGTGGGTTGATCTCGTTATGGTTGCTGATCGCGGAGGTATGAGAGGAGTGCGTTTAGCGGGGTGA